GCGGTCGAAGGCGATCGTCTTCCAGACCATCGGCAGGGCATCGAGCCCCAGGTTGGCCTGCATCGCGGTCCCGACGACCAAACGAAGATCATCGTCGTTCAGTGCGTACTGGTTGCGGAGGTTCCCGACTGCCGCTTCCAACGCTCTGTCCGACTCACGCTGCTCGAAGCGCTGCTCCAGGGCGATTCGCGCCTGGCGTTCCTCATACAGCTGCCGCTCCAGCGGATCATCGAACTCCGGCTCAGGTTCCTGGGCCTGCTGTTGCTGATCCAACTGGTACTTCTGCGCCAGGATTGTCAGCGTGAGCGCGGGGTCCGCCTGCAGCGCTTGCTGCAGCTGGATCCCGTACTCCGCCTCCCGGCGCATCTCGGCAACCAACTGTGCCTTCCGCGTGTAGTCGGCCTCACGGCTGTAGCCACGCTGGAACTCACTGAACGGCACTTCGATCTCTTCGCCGTCGATCTTGGTCCGCACCCAGCGGTTGTCAGGATCGTCGACTTCGAGATATTGGCGAGGCGGCGCGGCGTCTTCTGCCCCGTCGATTACCTCCCCTGCGTCCGCGATGTCCCCGGCGAAACCGGGATCGACCTCAGCAGGCTGCCCGTCTAGGGCGTCTACTTCCGACACGGAGTTCCTCCTGGCGTGCTCCTGTGGTGTTCGGAGTTAATCACACGCAGGGGGGTTACGTGGGTTACTGCGGTGGCATCTGTCCCATCATCTGTGCGAGAAGTTCCGGCGGCAACGATTCCGGGCCACCCGCTGGCGGGCCTTGGGGTTGCTGTCCGAGCATCGCCATGAGCGCTTGCATGGGATCTTGGCCGGGTGGCGGACCACCCTGCGGCGGCATCCCTGGAGGACCACCACCCGCCATCGCGGCCATCTGATCCATCGGAGTCGGACCTGGCGGCGGCACCTCTCCCGGCGGGAACTGCCCTGGCGCGTCGCCTGGGGCCTGCGTCGGGGCGTTCATCGGCGGGGGCTGCTCCCCTTCCGGCGGCGGCTGCATCTGTTGTGCGCTCGGATCCCCCTCCGGGGGCGGCGCTTGCTCCGGGCGCATGACCAGCGGACCGACATCCTTGACACCGAAGCCCTTCTGCAGGACGTACATGTACAGACCGAGCGGGTTTGCCACGCCCATCTGCAGGAAAGGCATCGAAGCGTCGACCAGCTGCAGGGCGGACTGTCGCCTGAACGTCTCGTTCTGCGGCTCGGTCGATCCAGCAGCGACCTCGAAGTCGAACTCGCCGGAGATGTAGTCCTTGTCGTACGGCACCCACACCTTGCCGGGCATGGTCACCACACGGGCAACCTGCTCGCCGGTCATGAACTGCTGCATCAGGCCGATGATCCGCTCACCGATCTCCGCGAGCACCGTCTCGATCTTGGCCAGGCGATCCTGGGCTCGGCTGTTCGCCGCGTCCTGGATCATCGCCGCCTCGGTAGCGGTGCGCTTGATCGACTGCTGAGCCGCACCGCGCTGGTAGTCGGAGACGCCGGAGACGCGGTCGATGTCGTTGGTGATCAGCCCCGACTGATCGTAGAAGTCCGTCGGCGTGATCACCGCCGGGAGCGGGGCGATGACGCTGCCGGGGTTCCCGTCGGAGGTGACGGGGATCATCGTGTTGTCGATCTCGGACTCCAGGGCGAGCACACCCTGGCGGTCGAACGCATCCTTCTCGTAGAGCCACTTGCGCTGGAAGCGCTTCCTGTGGTTCATCATCTGGTTGCGCGTCTCGTTGAGTTCCAGCTGCAGCGACTCGATCTGCGCCACGTCGCCCATCGTGTAGAAGCTGTCGATCATCTCGTAGCTGCGCATCATGACGAACGGGTGGCCGAAGCCGTAGGGCATCGGCTTGGGCTTGATCAGGAACCCACCGCTGCCGTCGGTGTCCTCGCTGTCCAGGGCGAACGTGGAGACCTTGCCGCGGGTGATGTCGTAGAACTCGATGACCTCGCAGTACTGACGGCTGCCGCGGTCGGGCTGTTCGACACGGGCATCGGAGTCCCCGTCGCCAGCGATCCACCGCGACTGCATCGAGCCGTTGACCTTCTGCCTGGCGCTGGGCGAGTAGCGGCTGTCGACCTTGACGTTCTGCACCGGACGCCACACCCGCTGAGCGATCCAGCACATCTCCTTCGGGTGGCGAGCGTCGGGATCGACGAACATGTCGAAGGGACTCATCCGTTCGATGAAGGGGCGGTCGTCGTAGACGTACATCTCCGACTCGACATTGCCGTCGACGTCCTCGCGGTCGTCGATCCCGACGTCCGCCGCCGAGTCCGTCGGGCTCGACGAGGCTGGCGGATCGGTCTTCTTCTCTTCCGGCGGCTTGACGAACTTGTAGCCGGTCTTGACCCACCCGTGGCCGATGATCAACCAGTCGTTGACCGCCAGGCGGAACTCCGGCTGGTACTGGTACGTGCGCCACAGGTAGTTGAGGACTTCCTCGGTGATCACCGCCTGCGGCGCCTGCTCGGCCTTGCGTGCGTTGACCACGAACTTCGGGTTGTTCACCGCCACCGACGGAGCGATGGTGTTGATCGTCGAGAAGACGAGGTTGACGATCAGCTGGTCGCCGGGGACCTTGGCGCTGTAGTGCCGCCCGCGGTACATGTCGCAGTACCGCTGCCAGTCGTCGTCGAAGTTCTCGCTGCGCCACCGCTTCGACCGGTGGATCTCGTCGCGGTAGTACGACAGCAGGTCACGCTGGAGCATCAGAGCCTCTCGATGTTCGGGTTGCCCTTCACGTCTCCGACGTGCTCAGCGATGAACTCGGCATTGGTTCGAGCGGAGAAGTTCCGTCGCCCGGCGTTGAACCCACCGCCCTTGAACGTGAAGCCGATGCCACGGATGTGGCACGGATAGCAGGTCTTCAGGTGTCCCGAGACGGAGCGCTTCTCGCACTCCGGGCAGATCACGGCTTGACACCCAGCTGCCAGGTCGTCCCGTCCCAGTAGGCCGAGCCGGAGGGGTTGAGGAACACGTACTGGCCGGTCGTCCACGCCGCCGTCTGTCCGAGCGCACCGAGGCCACGCAGTTCGGCCAATGTGCCGGGGACGGTGCAGCCAGCCGGGGTGAAGCTGCCGGGCTTGCCCGCGGTGCAGCCTGTCGCCGTCTGACCGCTGACCCCACCGGTGCGTGGCGGCTTGGCGTCATCACCCCACACGTTGTGCGGCAAGGTGGCATAGCCCCGGCGGTACTGCCGACTGTTCTTGCGCACGTGAGCACGCCGCGTCTGGTTCTGGCGATCGAGCCGCCTGGTTCCTGCTGCCATCAGGTCACCCCGTCTTCCGAATCCAAGGTGAACCAAATGGCTCACGCAGGCCAACAGTACTTCTCGTCCGCTTCTCGGCCAGAGGTTCGTCCCCGTACAGATGACGCTCGAAGAACCCGATCGTGCCCGGACCGGGCTCCTTCTTCGGGTCGTACTCGGCCAGCCACACGTGCTTGAGCATCTGGTTGGCGATCGCCAGGCTGATCACCCGGTCATCGAACGGTGAGCCCTTCAGCTTCCCGGCGTCATCACGGACGAAGCCACGCAGTTCGGAGACCGTCGCCTTGTCATGCAGCTTCACCGACCCCTCGCGCAGGGCCATGTTCAACTCGTCGATCGCCAGCGGCTTGGTGATCTGCGTGGTGCGCCACCCGAGGATGTCGGTCGGCACCGACTTCTTGTACCTGGGTGAGCGCTGCATGTACAGCGGGTGGTAGCGCTCACGGTGCAGCGCCTTCAGCGTCGCCAGGCCGTGGTTGTTCGACTCCACCGCGACCAGGGCGTTGTTGTACAGCCGCCCCAGCGGAGCGAGGACGTGGGTGCCGAGCAGGTCCGGGTCGATCCGTCCGTGCCAGTGGGCGACCACCTCCCCGTCGCGGGCATTGATCACGTGGATGCTAGAGAAGTCACCGTGCTCCATCCCCTGGGCCGGGTCGCCTCCGATCACATAGCGTCCCTGCTCGGTGGGGAACTCCCAAACCTTCAGCGGCCCATGATGGTCTGGCTGGAAACTGAGGCCGCGGTGCTCGTTGAAGAACCCCTCAGCGATCGGATCCTGAACGACCTGCTTACGGAGCACCTCGATGGAGAAGACCGGACGACCCGACTTCAGGAATGCCTCCTCCTCATCGGACGGGTACTCCTGCGCGATCTGCCACTCGGGGAGGTCACGGACCTTGTCCTCGTACCACTGCTGATCCCTGCCGTTGACCCACCACGGGTGGAACATGGCCCGGAACCGGTTGGTCCCTGAGCGTGCCCCGACCCACAGCTGGTGGAACAGGTTGCCCTCACCGTTGGCCGTGGACAGGGTGATGACCCGACCACCGACGTCGGCCACCGGCTCGATCGAGGCCCACGCCTCCTCGCTGTTGGGCAGGTAGGCCAACTCGTCGATCACCGCCAGGTACACCGACTCACCACGGGCAGGGTCCGATGCCGACGGCAGGGACTCCATGTACGACTCGTTGGACAGTTCGATCTTCGTCTGCGTCGTGTTGACGACCGGACCGCGCTCCTTCATCCACTCGGGCAGGAAGCGGTACGTGTACTTGGCCTTGGCCAGCAGCTTGATCGCGTCGCGCTCGGTGCGGCTGAGCATGATGACGACGCGGTCCTCGTAGCCGAACGTCAGCCAGAAGCAGAACACCGAGACCAAGGTGGAGAAGCCGATCTGGCGGGCCTTGAGCATGATCGAATAGCGCGACTCCAGCCACAGCTGGGCCGACTCCTTCTGCGCGTCGAACATCTGGAACTTGATCCGGCCGCGCTCGGGGTGCTTGATGTACACGAAGTTGGCGCAGAAGTAGTCGAACGCCGTCAGCAGCGCCTTGGTGTCGTACGTCTGCGGGAAGCACTTGCGCCACTCCCGCTCCTCCAATAGCTGGTCCCAGGTGATCTGGCTCTCGTCGAGCAGGGTCACTGCGGGTTGAGGATGTTCGGTGGTGTCGGTCCGCTGAAGAACGCCTGGACGTTGCCGAGGATCATCGGGTCTGTGACCACGTTCTCGTCGCCACCGGGGTCCGGGTTCTCGGCGGTGATCGCGTAGGCGTAGGCCTGCTCGACGTCGCTGGCGACACACACCGCGTGGATCACCTCGGTCAACGGCTCACGATGCTCCTGGGCGCAGCACGCCGTGATCCGTCCGACGAGGGCTTCGTCTTGGAAGCTGGCGTTGATCGTCTTGTAGGACATGGTGTCTCCTAGAGCGTGGTCGAGAACTGGATGGTGCCAAGAGAGGTGTAGGCGTGGATGTTCTGCGCCGTGCTACCGACCCACAGACTCACGTCGCCAGTGGCGTCAACATCGACTCGACATTGCGTATCGCCGTATGCCGCGCCGGAGGTGTTGGCACCGAAGATGTAGCCGATCGGAGGACGGAACCCGACAGGCAGCGTGAACACCGTCGACCGCGTGCCGACGCCGCCGGGTGATGTCGATCGTGTGATGACCCCCCGAACCTGCACCATGTCACCGATCGAGCGATACGCCGCCGGGGTCAAGGTGCTGAGGTTCGTCCAGCCGTTGAGGAATGTCGGTGCCGTCCACGGTGTGGGTGTGTTGACCGGTGCCGGTGCGGCGCTGTAGATCACCGGGCCGACGTCCTCGACGGTGATGAGGTTGCCAGGCGGTCCCGACAGGTGAACCTTCAACGTCGCGCCGGAGTTCGACCCGGCGACGATGGTGTAGTTCGCCGTCGACCCATCACCGTTGACGTTGTACGACCAGACGGTGCTCTCGTAGCTGTTCTGGCACTGGAACCACCCCTGCTGCGACGGGGTCATGGCGGCAGCGTTCTTGAACAGGTTGGCGAGGAACGTGCCGGTGGTTGCCGTTTCCATTGCCCTGATCTGCAAGATGAACCGATAGCGCCTGCCACTGAGCAGGGTCAGGTTGCTCACCCCGCCGAGCACCAGGCCCGCCGTGACGGACGTGCCGTCGGTGATCGTCAACGCAGTTGTCTCGGTGGCGATGACGCCCCACGCGCTGTTCCATCGGGCTGTCTCGGCTGACATGCCGGACCCGATGATCGGCACCCACTGGCCACCGACCTTGGCCTTCAAAACCCCGGCCATCAGGCTGTCACCGAGAAGCTGAGGTTGTTGAGCAGCAGACCCACATTGGTCGTCGGAGCGAACGCAGCGACGTTGCCGTCCACGGTGGCTTCGACGACACCGAACGCCCAGTTGCCGGAAACGACGGTGGCGGTAGCCAACGTCGTCGCCGCTGTCGGCCGGTAGCCGACCGGCAGGGTAAAGATCGGCACGCCGATCGTCCCGAGGTTGATGCGCCCGCGCAATTCCACCTTGTCACCGATCAGACGGTATTGGCAGGTCTGGTGGGGAGCGCCGGAGTTGGCCCAGCCGTTGAGCAGTGTCGGTGCCGTCCACACGCTCGACGGCTGGGCTGGCGGGTTCGACGCCAGGGATACCGGGCCGACGTCCTCGACGGTGATGAACGCCGGGAGGGTTGTGCCAGCGATGATGTCGACGGTCCCTGTCGTCATCGACGTGCGTGCCTTGCGGACGGTCGGCACCGCAGCCAGCCCGGACTCGACCACCTCGGTATTGACATGGAAGTACCAACCACCCTGCACCGTGTAGTTGCGCTGCATGAAGGTTGTGTTGGCCCCATCAGTGATGAGCGGTACGACCGTTCCAGAAACGTTGGTCACCGCGAGCCACGAGATGACCGTGCGATACTGCCGTCCGGCCACCGGCGTGAACGTGACGGTCAATCCAGTCACGTCGGTCGGAGTCGCGCCGATCCCGGTCATCCCCGCCGTGTTCACCGCCCGACCAACGACGCCCCACGCGCTGTTCCACCGTGACGTGTCCGGCTCGTACAGGTTCGGCTCGTCGGTGTCGTACCACAGTTCGGTCGTCGAGTCGGTCGGCGTGTTGGTCCCGATCCACACCTCGTCCGCAGTGGAGCCGCCACCGACGGGCACCCACGTCCCGCCGATTCGTGCCTTCAAGGTGGGCATCAGTTCTCCCTCATGTGGACGTGTCCACCCACAACTCGTAGGTCGCACCCGGATCGGTCGGCCCGACGTACACCTCGTTGTTCGCATTGGCGTCCACGTACTGCTTGGTCGCCGCCTCCAACAGCTGTGTCGGATCGGCTGGCAGGACGAGCGGGGTGAGGTACTTCTTGCTCATCCGACGACCATGATCCAGTAGTCCCCGGCTGCTGGGGCGACGGCGAAGCGGACGGTCACACTGTTGATCGTGGTGCGCTCGATGTCGCACTCGACGTCATCCATCGGCGCAGCCGCCCGATACACGGTGACTGCAACGGTGCTGGTCGCCATGTTGTGGTTGAACACGGTCGATGTCGCAGCCGCACAACCGGTGACGGCCTTCTTCAAGTAACCGAGGTTGGCCTGCATGTCCGCCGGGGTCAGGTCCTGCGGTGCCGCAGCGCTACCCGTCTGGTTGCCCTTGAACGTGAGGGCGGGCATGTTGGCCAACTTGGCGTTGGTCACCACGCTGTTGGCGATCGTCGTGGCGTTGGCCCCGGCCGTCGCGGTGACGTCGCCGGTCAGCGCGGCGCGGCTGATGCTGTCGGCGGCAACGGTGATCGACGCGTCACCGATGACGTTGAGCGTGTTGCCGCTCTGCGTCATACCGGCGCCAGCGGTGACCGTGCCACCGCCAGCGAACTGCGACCACACCAGTGCCGTCGTTCCGATGGTGATCGGAGCGTTCGTCGTACACACCCACGCCGTATCGGCGTTGACCGTGCCCTCCATGACGAACGCTGCGGCGCCCTCAGCCTCCCCAGCGGCATCGAAGTCCAGCGCCCGAGTCCAGGCACCAGACTGCGCCAACCAGATGCCGTTCTGCGATCCGGTCGTCTGGTCCTTACACAGCACGCGATCGTTCGCAGCCGGTGTCACGCCGTCAATCGCCGTCAAGCCCGACTGGGTGACGTTCGCCGTGGTGGCGATGCGCACCGCTTCCTTCCACGACAGACCGGCGGAGATGTTGTCGACGTAGGTCTTGTTCGCCGCGTCGGTGCCGTTGACCGGGGTGCCGACGTTCTGGACGGTGAACCCACCCATGTTGATCGCCGCCGTGGCGGCAGCCAGGGCGCTGAGCGGGATCGTTGAGTGCTCGGCTGCACTGTGGGCGGGGGAGCCGTGGGTGTGGTCTGAGCGGGCCACCGTGGTGGCCACGCCGTCGTTCTTGCTGATCCCGAACGTCGTCTCCGCCGGGACCGAGCCGTAGCCCACACCGGCCCCGCCCTGGGCGGCGACCCAGGTGGTGCCGTTCCACCAGTAGAGGATGTTGCCGGTCGAGTCGTAGTAGATCTGCCCCTTCACCGGAGCCGAGGGTGCGGTGCCGAGGTTCTGGACCGTGGCGTTCTGCAACTCGTTCTTGTTGAGGTTGATCGCGGTGAGGAAGCTGCGTGCCACTGGTGCCCCTAGCTGAGATACGCCGTACCGCTGAAGGCACCGCTGAAGGAGATGGTCAAGGTCGCGTTGTCGATGTG